GGAGTACTTCCCCGAGCGGGAACCCGGCCAGTCGGTGAGTTACGCTGGAACCAAACGGTCCCAGAAATCTCGCAAGCCGACTAAACGCAGGAACGAGCTTATTGAGGAAGCCTCTAAGGTATTCCCCACTATCTCATCCTACGGCTACCCCCCCGTTCGAGGATTCGAGCAAAGTGTTCTGCGCCAAACGGCCAGGCACGTTCAGACCGATCCCCCCCCCAATCTCGACACCGTCACATACCAGGCGTCGCGAGAGGGAACCCAGATCGATATGAGCACGTATGACCCTTTGTCACGTGGAAATATCCACGAAGGACTTGTCTCATGCAAGCCCGAATCCTCACCCGGTTACCCACTTAATCGGGATTTCAGCACCAATGGCGATGTCCTTCTTGACGAATTCCACGTCAGGATGGTCTCCGCAGTAGTCATATATCGTCTCGCGCATATGATGGCGGGCCATACCCGTGGCCTTTCATCCCGCGAGTTGACAGGCTACGGCTTCAGGGACTTCCTATACTATATGTTAAAGGATGAACCCCATCCACAACGCAAGCTTGAGGAAAAGCGCTACAGGGGCGTAGCTGCGCAATCACTCGTTGACACTACTATTCAGCGAGTACTCCATGCGCGGCTCAACAAGCTTGAGGTCACTGAGTTCTCTCAACTTAGTGCCAAGCCAGGCATTGGCCTCACTCACGGGGCCACTGGCGGGATGTATGCGGTCGTAGCTGCTCGAGCAGAGCACCTCCAACCATACTCGACCGATCTGTCCTCATGGGACATGTCGATGCCACATTGGCTAATTATGGCTGATGCATGGAGAAGGGTCCTCAAACTCAACGCTGTCGGCACCCCGTATGGTGCCGCTATCGAAGCGGACCTTGAGATGATTGCCAATGGTGTGATCATCTTTGGTTCTGGACACTACTACACCCAGGATTTCCCCGGAATCCAGAAAAGTGGCAACTATTGCACAGGCTCAGGCAACTCCTGGGGGAGAATTATTCTCTCCCGGTGCCTGGGACTTGAATGCGTTGCCATGGGCGATGATGCCGTGGAATTTGGACCGCCAGGTATTGGCCCCAGTTTCCCCGAGATGTATCGCAAGTACGGCTTCCGCATGAAGGAAGAGGGACTCCCGTTCTCAGTTGAGGACGGTTTCGAGTTCTGTTCCCATGTCTTCAAAGCGGAAGACACGCTTATCCCTTTAAATGTAGAGAAAAGCGTGTTCCGGTTCCTCCATAAGGATGAATTCATCGAAGAGGCTGCACATGGAATTGTGCATTCTCTCCTCGACCATCC